GAAGATTTAGTTCTACCTGAAAATGTTAATGACTTAATAGAGTTATTAAACAAAGTTTACCCTGAAAAATCCCCTGATTTAAAAGATGATACTAAAACTATTTATTTTAAAGCAGGTCAAAGGGACGTTGTAAATTTTATTAACACACTAAAAGAGAGGGATAGCTAATATGTGCGGCTCAAGACCAAAAATGCCACCACCACCTAAACCTGCTCCAACGCCAGTTAACACTTCACAAACTGTGGGTGAACAAACTGCACCAGAGCTTGTTACGGCAAATGAACAAGAGTTAGATATTAAAAAGAAGAAGAAAAAGAAATCAGGCACGAGTGCTTTAAATACTTCTTCAGGTTTAAATATCGCTACTAACTCAAGTCTATAATAAATGGAATATGCAGGTAGTTTACAGAAAGCAAATACAGCTAAAGAACGATACAATAAACTACTTACAGAAAGAGAACATTATTTAGATAGAGCCGAAGAGTGTAGTGAGCTTACTATACCCTCATTAATTAAACCTGAAGGTTTTACATCTTCAAGTGATTTATATAATCCATTCCAATCAGTTGGTGCAAGAGGTGTCAACAATCTAGCAAGTAAACTTCTTTTACTTCTACTTCCCCCAAACTCCCCATTTTTTAGATTATCTATTGCAGGTGACGCTAAAAAAGAATTAGAAGAAAATAAAGAAATGAAAACAGACATAGAGAAATCTTTGTCAGTTATCGAAAAAGAAGTATCAAACAAAATTGAACAACTTGCTTTAAGAGTTTCAGTATTTGAAGCACTTAAACATTTAATTGTTGCAGGAAATGTTTTAACTTATTTACCAAAAAAAGGAAGCATGAGAGTGTTTCCAATTTCTCAATATGTAGTTAGAAGAGATGCTTCAGGTAATATTTTAGAAATAGTGATTTGTGAAAAAGCAAGTATTTTATCTTTAGGAAAAGAAGTAGTAGCACAAGTTATATCTGACCCTGATTATAAATCAGATGAAGATATAGAATTATACACACATATTTATAAATTAAATGATGATGAGTTTTATGTTTGCCAAGAAGTAAACGGTATTAAAATTCCCGAAAGTCAAGGCACATTTAAAAAAGAAAGAATGCCTTACCAAGCTCTAAGAATGGTTAGAGTTGATAATGAAGATTATGGTAGAGGGTATGTAGAAGAATTTATTGGTGATTTAAAATCTTTAGAAGGTTTATCACAAGCACTTGTAGAAAGTGCGGCGGCATCATCTAAAGTTGTTTTCATGGTTAGACCTAACTCTGTTACTAGAAAAAAAGATTTAGCTATGACTAGAAATGGTGACATTATTACTGGAACAGCAGAAGACGTAACCGTTTTACAAACACAAAAACAATATGATTTACAAGTAGTTGAAAGAAGTATTGCAAAATTAGAAGAAAGAATGTCTTACGCATTTTTACTACACACAGCAATACAAAGAGATGCTGAAAGAGTTACAGCACAAGAAATTAGATACATGGCAGAACAATTAGAAACTGCTATGGGTGGTATATATTCATTACTATCACAAGAGTTTCAATTACCTTTAGTTTCTATTCTTATGAAAAGAATGGAACAAGCAAATGAAATACCAAAACTACCTAAAGGAACTGTCCAACCAACTATTATTACTGGTATAGAAGCATTAGGTAGAGGAAATGATTTACAAAAATTAAGAGAATTTGTTGCAGAGATAGGAAATCTTGCACAGATAAATCCACAAGTTGTTCAGGCGTTAAACCCAAATGATTTAATTAAACGTATCGCTATTGGTTTAGGGATTGATACAGATGGTCTTATTAAATCAGAAGAGCAATTAGCTCAACAACAAATGGCAGAACAAGAAGCTCAACAAGAGCAAATGGAAAATGACCAAATGATGCAAATGGCAGAGAAAGCAATTCCTCAAGTTGCAAATAATATTACTAAACCACAATAAGGAAAATAACAAATGGTAGAAACAGTAGAAATAAAACAAGAAGAGACTACTAGCGAAAAGCCAGTAGAGGAAAATGTTACACAAAGTAAACCTGAAGGTTTGCCAGAAAAGTTTAAATCAGTAGAAGACTTGGCAAAATCATATCAGGAATTAGAAAAGAAACTTGGTGACAGTCAACCTAAAGAAACAGAAATATCTAAAGATACTAATTCAGATTTAGATATAGCTGAAAAAGCAGTTGAAACCGCAGGGTTAAACATGGACACTCTTGCGTCTGAGTATGCTGAAAAAGGTGAGTTAGATGTAAAATCTTACGAAGCATTAGAAAAAGCAGGGATACCTAAAGATTATGTAAATCAGTTTATTGAAGGTCAAAAAGCAATAGCTGACCAACAAGCAACATCTATCAAAAATATGGTGGGTGGTGCAGATGCTTATACTGAGATGTCTAACTGGGCGGCAGAAAATATGTCTGAAGAAGAGAAAACTGCATACAACACAGCAGTCAATTCTAAAGATTTAGAAACTGCAAAGTTAGCTGTTGTAGGATTGAAAGCTAAATTTGAAAGAGCTAATGGTAACGAACCAAATTTACTTGAAGGCAAAGGAACAGTGTCAGGTGAAAAAGGTTATGCTTCATGGGCTGAAGTTACAAGAGCTATGGGTGATGAAAGATATTCTAAAGACCCTGCGTATCAAGCATTAGTAAAAGAAAAATTAGCTAACTCGGATTTATAAAATTATGAAAAATTCTTTATATAATAATCTTAATAAAAGAAAACGAGCAGGTACTTCTCGTCCAAAATCAAAAAGTACAATAAGTGTAAAAGCCTATGCAAAGATGAAAAAAGGCTTTTCTAAAAAAACATAGTTGTGCAACACTAATGTGTGGCAACTGCCATCAACAATTTAGCCAAATAACTTGACCCCTTGCGAGGGACAATCTTGACTAAATAACTGAATTGAAGAGGCTTTTATCAATAAACGTCATAAATAAACAAGGAGAACACTATGGCAAACGCAAGTCCAGTTAAATTTGGAAATGCTAATTCTGGTGCAACTCGTGATGACGCTTTGTTTTTAAAAGTATTCGCAGGTGAAGTTATTACTTCATTTGACAGAGCTTCAAAAACAGAGGGTGCTGATATGGTTAGAAGTATCAGTAATGGGAAGTCAGCAACTTTTCCAGTAATGGGAAGAATTGGTGCTTCATATCACGCAGTTGGTACTGAAATTACAGGTTCAGATATTAACCACAACGAAAAGGTTATTACAATTAATGACCTTTTAATATCTTCAGTATTCGTATCGAATATCGAAGAAGCAAAAAACCACTGGGACGTAAGGTCAGCTTACTCTACTGAAATTGGTAGAGCTTTGGCTTTTCAAAAAGATAAGCACATCTTACAAACTATTGGTCAAGCATCTTTAGCTAGTGCAAGTATCACTGGTGGAGACGCTACAACTAATATAGTTAACACAGGTATTGCATCTGCAACAGATGCTACTGCGGCTAATGCAATGATTGATGCAATCTTTGCGGCGGCTAAAGAACTTGATGCTAACTATGTTCCTTCAGAAGGCAGAAAATGCTTTATGAGATTAGAAGAATACTACAAATTAGCAAACGCTACAAATGCAGTGAATGTTGATTTCAGTGGTAACGGTTCAATCGCTGAAGGTAAAGTTCACAAAATTGCAGGTATTGAATTAGTACCTGTGGCACACTTTGTTAACTCTAATGTAACTTCAGGTACAGACGCAGGTTCAGCAACTAATGGTGGTTCAACTCCTCAAGCAGTTGACCTATCAAACTTTGTTGCTCTTGTATCTCACCCTTCAGCAGTCGGAACTGTTAAGCTAATGGATTTAGCTGTTGAAAAAGAGTACGACATTAGAAGACAAGGTACGTTAATGGTAGCTAAATACAGCATGGGTCATGGTGTATTAAGACCAGAAGCGGCAGTCGGAATTAAAGAAGCGGCATAGTCCCTCTTTACTTACATTGGGCGGAGATTAACACTGACAATCCGCCCAGTGTTCTCACACAAAATTTAACATAGAGGATAGATGGCAACACAAATAACACCCACAACCGAATTACAAGCTGTTAACACAATGCTTTCTACGATTGGAGAAGCTCCAGTCAATAGTATTACAGGCACTACAACAGTTGATGTAAGTACAGCAAAAAATATTCTTAACGAAACATCTATGTCTATCCAATCTCAAGGGTGGAATTTCAACACACATACCAATTATAAATCTTTATCTTTAGATAGTGATAGCAAAGTTCCGCTTCCGTCTAACTGTGTAAAAGCAGATGCTAATGCACACTATAGACAATATAATTATACAATAAGAAGTGGTTTTCTATATGATATGGATAATCATACTGATGTTTTTACTTCAGCTCCAAATTCAGTTGATTTAGTTTTAGTGCAACAATTTGAAGATTTACCAGAATACGCAAGACAATATATTACAATGAAAGCGGCAAGAAGGTTTGCGGCTAGATTTATTGGCGATAAAGAAATTACACAATTAATTGGTCAAGATGAAAATGAAGCATTAATGGCATTTCATCAAGCTGATAGCCAAGAAGCTGATGTCAATATTCTTGAAGGGGACAGCAATACATTTTCTATTATTCACAGAACTACTAGAAGGACTTATTAAAAATGGGAAGTGTTGTTTCACAATCTATTCCTAACTTCTTAAATGGCATGTCTCAACAGACACCAACACAAAGAGGTATTAATCAAGGAGAAGACCAGATAAATTTACAAAACGGATTAGTAGATGGTTTATCAAAAAGACCTCCTTTAGATTTTGTAGCAACATTAGACAACAGTAATATTTATTCTAACAAAACAAAATTTTGGCAAATACAAAGAGATGCTGACAATCAATATATCGTGGCATTATATAATGGTGGGGTAAAAGTATTTGGTTTAGATGGTACAGAAAAAACAGTTACAGTAGCAAGTGGGTCAGGTTATTTAACTTCTACAAACCCTAGAGAAAATTTTAAATTAGTTAACATAGCAGATTATACATTTGTAGCTAACACAGGAACTACAGTTGCGGCTGATAGCACAACGTCTGCGGCTAAAGTAGAAGAGTTTTTAATTGTTTGTAAATTAACAAACTACGGTAGAGAATATAAAGTTGCCTTGAAACACCCATCAATGGCACAAGAACTAGAAGTAGTCTTTCAATTACCTTCAGGTAATGATGCGTCCACCGATAGTAAATTTAGAGATACAAATAAAATAACAGATATTCTTTTATATGGTACATCAAGTACACATTGGGACAGTGCCGCAGATGGTATTGGATTTAATGTTAGAAGAACAGATACGAATGCGTCTGTGTCAACAACACAAGGTTTAGCAAATTATTCTGGGTTTACGTCATATTTTACTTTTGAAGCATACGACAGTGTAATCTATGGAAAACCTACCGACCAAAACGCTAACTATGAAATAACTACTTCAGATGGTTCTGGTAACACAGCCATGTATTCTATAAGAGATGAAATACAAGATTTTAGTAAATTACCTTTTTATGGAAAAGAAGGAGTAATAATAAAAATTACTGGAGAAGAAGGTGATACACTTTCAGATTACTATGTAAAATTTTCAGGAAAGTCTGGTGTATGGAATGAAACTATTGCACCTGCTACCTCTATTGGTTTAGATAATTCTACAATGCCACACGCATTGATTAATAACAATGATGGAACTTTTACATTTCAAGAATTAGATTGGACAGATAGAGTATGCGGAGACGCTGATACAAACCCTGACCCAACTTTTGTTGGTAAAAAAGTAAATAACTTAACTTATTATAAAAATAGATTAGGAATATTATCAGGAGAAAATTTAGTATTAACAGAAAATGCTTCTTTCTTTAATTATTTTGCTACAACATCAACACAAGTTTTAGATACTGACCCAATTGATATTGCGGCTTCAGGTACAGAAGTTAATACACTTAAAAATTCTGTAGGATTTAATGAAAGTTTATTATTATTTTCTGATACAGCACAATATAAATTAGATAGTTCAGGTGAAACTATTTCACCAACTTCAGCAATACTTAATCAAGTCTCTTCA